GACTTACGTAAAAAGTTTCTATTCTATACATCTAAAGAGGGTGGCTCATTATCTCCAGACCAAGCATTAGATCGTGCAGAACAAGATATACTTAAGAATGTAAAAGAAATCGAAGGTACTGGTAAAGCAACGAAACGAGGAGACAAGCCTGAAGGTTATCAAGAATATGGAGCATATTACCTATCAGGTGATGGTAGACGTAATCTTTTTAATGCTAACGCTGGTCGTAAAGCTAACGAGCAACTTCAAAACGAAGATACTCGACAAGCATGGATTAACAAACAAGAGCCACATGAAGGTGAAGATATAGAACAACTAATACAATACGCTAGAGGTGGTAACATACCAGAATTTTATGTTGAAGCTACACGTAACATGAAATACATGAATAGCCACATGTTAGCTAGAATGAGACTAGAAGCTTTGGGTTATAGTGAAGAGACTAAAAACTTAGCTCCTAGTGTATTAAATAACTTTCCTAATGCTTTAGTAAAACAGTTGGTATTTCATCCATCCCCAGAAAAAATGGGAAGAATTTTTAGCGATCCAGAAATGTTTGACGAGTTACCAGACTTTGTTGTAAAAACTAAAGACCCTAACTTTGGAAGTATAGGTCCAACTAGAGGTATGCCTAACTTGAACTATGATACTACAAGTATTGAAGACATAGTTAAAGCTGGTGGATTTGCTGAACAAGGATATGGTACATCTGGCTTTGGCTCATTTAAGCTAAGTGCTGCTCGAATAGAAGAGCTTAGATATATAACTGGCTTAGATTATAAAACAGCTACATTTACATTAGAAAATCAAAAGAAACTATACATGGCTCATATACTAACATCAGGAGAAATGAAAAAGATGTACTCTGGTTTAGATATGAACTTGTATGGTAGCAGTGGATTAGATGAATCGGATTTAGAAGGTTTGTTTGACTCAAGCAATAGCAAGTTTAATACTCCAGTATTTTCATCAATTCCCGTAGAGGATTGGATTTATTATGGTAGTGTTAACGAGCAAGGTGAGACTTTTTATTATGGTGAAGATTAATGAATGAAGAAGAACTACAGGAACAAAACCCGTACGGAGCTTCTTACGAACAACCAGTTAACACACAGCTTTCTGTAGACGAATCATTAGCACAATCTGCTGCGATGGAGCAAGAGGAGGCTGACTATCAGAATAATCTAGATGCTGAAGCTGATGCTTTAGAAGATCCACGTGATTCAGAAAGATGGGGTGTTAAGGGTGTACTTAAGGAATTAGCTTCTATACCTTCTGGCGGTATACAGGACACTCTATCGTCTGGTACAACTTTTGCAGAACGTACTATAGACGCTGTTACTGGTCAACGACAGAAAGAAATAGAAGAGCAAGGTTATTATCAACCTGACTTTGATCCATTTACAAATGGTGGGCAAAGCGAAATAATTACAAAAACATGGTGGGGTAAACTAGCTCGAGGTGTGGTACACTTTGGTACTATGGCTGGAGCTACAGTCCTCGCAGCTAAAGGTGCAGCCGCAGCTGGTATAGGTTTAGGTATAGGTGCTAGTGCAAAAGCATTACTAGGTGCAAACAGCTTAGTACGTGCAGCTGGTATTGGTGCTGTATCTGACTTAGTATCTAAAGAGTCTGACGGACATAATGCACTCGGTAGTTTACGTGACCACTATGGTTGGATAGATACACCATTAAGCACTAAGGATACTGACCATCCTGTTATGATGAAACTAAAAAACATCGTAGAAGGTATGGGCATAGGTCTTATATTTGATGGTGCTGCAATGTTACTAGGTAAAGGTAAAGCAGCAGTAGTTAAAAAGGTAGGTGATCGTAAACAAAGTGTAGATTCACAGACAATAGCTAAAGGTTTACAAGAACTTAGAGAAAATGAAACAAGATTTAGAGCTAGTAAAAATAAACCATTAGCTGAACCACAACAGGGAGCACACCTGTCAGAAGATGACCCATTTATTGTATGGGAAAATAACAAAAGAATACGTGAAGAGTGGGGTGCAGAAGATGGATCTGCTGGAAACGTAACAACTGCTGTGCAAAGAGCAAGAGCAGCTAAAGAAGCTGGTATTACAGAAGACGTAGCTGATGAAGTTTTACGTAATTTATATAGTAACAACAAGTATCAAGCTATTATTAATGAAGTTAAAAAGAACAGACTTACATTAGTAGAAGCATTTGGTGACTCAATCGCTGCACATCAACGTATTACGCTTGGTAGAAATGCAGCTGACATGAAACCAGAAGAATATCTAGAAGAATTACTTAGAAATATGGACGCATATTCTATGACAGATATAGATGGCAACCTTGTAGATAGTGTAGAAACTCTTACAAGTAAGAATGTTGTCGTAGCTGATATGGTTGTGGGTACATTATTACAACAGGTACGTGATTTAGGTATAGCTGGTAGAGAACTAGGCAACTTTGTTGACTTAGCAGATACAGATAGTACATTAGAAGCTATTAGAGATACTATGTTTTTTGCACTTACTGAAGTAAAAAAAGCTAGAATTATAAAATCACAGAACTTTAGAGAGCTTGGAGCTGGTGTTAAACGTCAATATTTGACTAAAACACTAACAGAAGAGATGGTTGATACACGTGAATCAATACAAAGTATACTTAATATAGCAGATAAATCAGAAGATAGTAACCTATTAATGGCATTATTCGAGGCTTTCTCTTCTATGCAAACAGTTAATAGTCTTGACGACTTTGACGCATGGGCTAGAAAGATGATAAAAGGTGGTGAGATCGAAGGTAAAGCACAGTCAGGTGCATTAATAAGAGAACTACAGGGTGTGTTTACTCACAGTGTACTGAGTTCACCTAAGACTCCTATGCGAGCTATTATTGGTACATCTACTCATACATTCTTACGTCCTATGAATCAGACATTAGGTGCACTAATTAGATTTCCATTTACTGGTGACGGCAGAAGTGTACGTGTAGGTCTTGCATCTATGAACGCTATGATGGAAGCTATACCTGAGTCATTTGAGTTGTTTAAAACTAGACTTAACTCATACTGGTCAGGTGATCTTGCAACTGTAAAGACTAGATTTTCTGAGTATACAAAAGGTGATGATAACTGGGAGATAATACGTAGATGGTCAGAAAGTGATCGTGCTAGTGCGGGTGATAAAGCAGCATTTAGAATGGCAAACATGGCTCGTACCATGAACAACGCTAGTTTTTTAACATACTCAACTAAAGTTATGGCTGCAACTGATGACGCTTTTGCATACATACTAGGTAGAGTTAAGATGCGAGAAAAAGCTCTTATATCAGCTATGGATCAAAAGCAAGCTGGTAAACTTAGTAGTCATATAGATGTTACTCCAGACCTAATACGTACTTACGAAGATTATTTCTATCGTGACATCTTTGATGCTGATGGTAATATATCTGACGAAGCTACACAGTTTGCACGTAAAGAAGTTACACTAACACAAGACTTAAAAGGATTTGCTGCTAACCTAAACGCTGTATTCCAACAGAACCCTTGGGCTAAACCTTTCTTTTTATTTGCTAGAACTGGTGTAAACGGATTAAAACTTACAGCTAAACATACACCCGGATTTAACTTTCTTGTAAAAGAATTTAACGATATAGCATTTGCTAGACCCGGTAAACCATTAGACAACTTATCTCAATATGGTATATTTACAGATCAAGACCTAATTAACGCAAAGGCTTTACAAACAGGCCGATTGGCGATGGGCTCTGCTCTAGTAAGTATGGCTGCATGGGCATGGATGACAGGTAGAATGACAGGTAACGGACCAGTAGATAGACAAAAACGTGGACAATGGTTAGATAGTGGTTATCAGCAACGCATGATCTACTTTGGAGATGTCGGTGTAGAATACGATTCGTTTGAACCATTCAACCAGATTATGTCTATGATAGCTGACATAGGTGATGCTAGTTTACTTATGGGTGAAGAGTGGACAGAAGATAACTTACTTAAAGTATCTTTACTCTTATCTCAAGGTGTAACAAGTAAATCATACTTAGCAGGCTTACAGTCATTTGCTGATTTATTCGGTGGTAAACCCGGTCAGGCTAGTAGAATTATAGCAGGCTTTGCAAACAACCAAGTACCACTAGCTGGTATACGTAATGATTTAGGTAAAATATTTACACCATATACACGTGAACTAAACTCTGGTATATTCGACTCTATACGTAACCGTAACAAAATGAGTGAAAAATTAGCGGGTCAAGAATTACCTATCAAGTATGATATACTTAATGGTAGACCTATTAAGAATCACGACTTTATTACAAGAGCTTATAATGCTTTCGTTCCTGTAGCATTTAATTTAACTCCTAGTATTGGTAGAACTTTACTATTTAACAGCGGATACGATCTTAGAATGTCAGTTTTATATTCACCTAATGGTGATGACCTAACTGATAGTCCTAGACTACGTTCTAGATTTCAACAAGAAATAGGACGAGAAAGATTAGAAGTAAAGTTAAGTAGACTTGCTAAAGATCCTAAAATTATAGCATCTATGGAACAGATGTACAATGATATAAATTCTGGTAGAAGAGCTGAGTTTCAGCCTAGAGACTATTATCATAATATTATTATAGGTAAACTATTTGACAAAGCACGTAAAAAAGCTTGGACAAGAGTTATGAATGAGCAAGAAGCTTTACTTATATCACAAGAAAAGGAAGAAAAGAGAATAAAACGTAATTTAAAAAAGGAACAAACTTCTAACATCCTCAACATATACAAATAAATGTCACAACAATCCTTTCACTCACAAACAGCGACAGGAGCTGACATCAACTTTACTATTGATACATTTTCATCCGATGAAATACAGGTATATGTTGATGGGGTTCTAAAAACTGTTACTACTCATTATAATATAAATCCTTACAATTCTAATTCTCAAAGCACTATAGCTTGGACTAGCGGTAATGCACCAAGCAGCCCTAGTGTAGTTCGTATTGTAAGAAAAACAGATGTTTTAAATCAAGGTAATACTGCTGTAGAAGGTCGAGCTACATATTCAGCTGGATCTTCAATCAAAGCAGATGACCTAAATAATAATACAAAACAAATTCTTAGAGGTTTACAAGAACAACAAGATCAGAAAATACAAAGATATAATGTAGAAGACGGTGAAATAGTACGAGCTGCGATTGCAGCTGATGCAGTTGATGGTACTAAAATAGCTGATGATTCTATAAATTCTGAACATTATGTAGCTGATTCTATAGACACTGAACACTATGCACCAAACTCAGTTGATGCTACAGCTTTATCAACAGATGCAGTCACAACAGACAAAATAGCTGATGGTGATGTAACTCTGGCAAAGTTAGGTGGTGGTGCATTACCTACTGATATAACAATTAATACTGATAACATAGTTAACGGAAGTATTACAACAGCTGACATAGGTGCAGATCAGATAACAAATGCACTTATAGCTGATGATCAAATTGACTCTGAGCATTATGTAGACGGATCTATTGATACCGCACACATAGCAGCTGATGCAGTAACAGGAGCTAAAATAGCTGACGACCAGATTAACTCAGAACATTATATTGATGGATCTATAGATACTGCACACATAGCTGACGCTAATATAACAACAGCTAAGATAGCTGACGCAAATATTACTACAGCTAAAATAGCTGATGGTGCAATTACTGATGCTAAAATTGCTGGTGGTTCACTAGATAACAGATACTACACAGAAACTGAACTAAATGCTGGTCAGTTAGATAATAGATATTTTACAGAAACTGAACTTACTGGTGGTGCTCTTGATGGTAGATACTTTACAGAAACTGAAACAGAAGCTAATTTTCTTAGACAAGATTCTTCAGAAACTATTGCTAGTGGAGTTACATGGTCAAGTAATGATTCTAAAGTAGCTACTACTGCTGCTATAGATGCTCGTATTATTGAGCTTGTTGATAACGTAGGTGGATTTGTACCTATAGCAAATGAAACAAGTTTTCCTACATCTAACCCTGATATAAACAACCCAGCAACTGGTGGTACTATTGTATCAGTTAAAGCAGCTTCAACTAACTTAGCTCCAAGCGGAACTACAGTTACTATTGCAAATGGTAGGGGATCTGGTTTAGCTGTAATTATAACAGGTGTTACTGCTACCATACCTTCGGGTTTTGGATTCTTGGTAGAAACAACTTCTACAGATCACACATATGCGTTTCATAGATTAGTGCCAGTAGCTACACAAGTAGCAACAGTTGCAAACAATATTACTAATGTTGTAGCAGCTGGTGCAAACGTAACAGATATACACAACTTTGCTGACACTTATCAAATTAGTACAAGTGCCCCAACAGCAAGAGCGGATTCAAGCTCTTTAGCTATAGGAGACTTATGGTTTGATAGCTCATCTAACAAAGTTATGATGGTCTATGACGGTAGTTCTGGTGATGGATTTAGTCCTATTACCCCAGACCAATCAACAATTACAGCTATTAATAGTGTTTCTGGTCATGTTACTTTCCAAGAAGATTTAGGTCTTATAACTAACGCAGTTAACACAGGATCAGGAAACAACTCTATTAATACAGTTGGTGCAAATATAGCTTCTGTTAACACGACTGCAACAAATATAGCAAAAGTAATTACTGTTGCGGATGACCTAAATGAAGGTACATCTGAAATAGATACAGTCGCTACAAACATTGCAAATGTTAATACTGTTGGTAATGCTATAACTAATGTTAATAGTGTAGCTACATCTATAGCCAACGTAAACACAGTACAAGGTTCTATAGCCAACGTAAATACTGCTGCAACAAATATTGCAAGTATTAATACTACTGCTGGAAGTATTGCTAACGTAAATAACTTTACTGATAAATACCAAGTTGCAGCCTCTGACCCACCAACTGATGGTGGTGGTAATACACTTGCTGCTGGAGACTTATACTTTAACACTTCTGCAAACGAACTAAAAGTTTATTCTGGTTCTGCTTGGCAGGGTGGTGTTACAGCTACAGGTAGTTTTGCTGCTGTTACTGGTAATACATTTACTGGTAATAATATACATAACGACAACGTAAAATCTATTTATGGTACAAGTTCTGATGGTATGGAGATATTTCATAACACCAGTGACTCAGTCATTAATGATACAGGTACAGGCAGTTTAAAATTACAAACTGGTGGAAATACTAAATTAGAAGTCGTATCTACAGGTATCACTGTAACAGGACTTGTATCAGCAACTACTATTGATGGTAGTGCTGGAAATAACTTAACTCTCGATTTCGGATCAATCGCATAATGGCAAAATTATTAAAACTAAGACGAGGAACAACCTCGCAACATAGTAGCTTTACTGGAGCCGAGGGCGAAGTTACTGTAGATACAGACAAGGAAACACTTGTCGTACATGACGGCTCAACTGCTGGAGGACATCCAGTAGCAGCAGAAGATATGGCAAACGTATCTTCCGCATCTATTGCTGGTAGACTAGGTACAGATTCTATAGCAACAACTAAGATTGCTGCTGGAGCTTTACCAACAGACGTAACAGTGGCTAGTGCAAACATAGTTGACGGTTCAATCGTAAACGCAGACGTTAACGCATCTGCTGCAATAGACAGGACTAAACTTGCAAACGTAGATGTAGTAGATGACACGTCACCTCAGCTTGGTGGTGACTTAG